GCTGTTCCGTAGCTGGAATTGCCATCGTCCCGATACGTCACAACCGCCTTGCTGCTGTCGAGTGCGGCTACGGATATGTGGGCGGTGCTTGCTGACTCGAAGACCACCGGAGTCCCCGCCGTCACCGTCGTCCCACTGATCGAAAGAACGCATGCTGTTCCGTAGCTGGAATTGCCATCGTCCCGATACGTCACAACCGCCTTGCTGCTGTCGAGCATGGCCACGGATATGTAGTAGGTGGTCGCTGACTCGAAGACAGACGGGACTCCCGTCTCAATACCGTCGTAAAACTGGTAAGCCCCCCAGGTATTCGTTGCTGCGTCTGTCAGCGACACCAGTACAACGCTGTTTGGGTAAATGACACGAACAATGCTCCCGGAATTGTTCTTCAGCGTAACGGTATGCCCTGTTTTGTTGCAGATGACATACGGGAAGCCGCCTTCCGTCATGCTGGTGGAGTCGGGAAGGTTAATCGCCCGCCCCGACACAGCCGCCGTGATGGTCTGCACCTGATCCGATGCGCTTGTCAGCGTCGCATTGCCGGAGGTGAGGTCGAGCGTTGTAGCGCCGGGAAGGGATGCCCCTGTCGAGAGGGTCGCCCAACTTGCTGACGTTCCGTCCGTTGTAACGAATTTCCCCGCATTCCCCGCCTGCAATGGAAGCGCAGCAGAGAACGCGAGAGCCTCAACGAAAGTTTTCGTGACTGCGTGCGCCCCGCTGGATGGGGCTGGAACGGCAACGCTAGTCGCCCCGCTGAAATCATGTGTTCCCGAATATGTTTCACCAGCTTTTGCCGATTTTGTTCCGAGTTGTGTTTGTATCGCCGATGTCACGCCGTCCAAATAGGACAACTCAGTTGCAGACACATTCCCAACGCTGGTGGCAGCAGGAAGCGTAACGCCAGACGCCGCGCTGAAATCATGCGCCCCGCTGTAAGTTTCTCCTGCGGTATCCGCTTTTGTCGCAATCGCAGTCGCCACTGCCTGAAACTCGCTGCGGATGGTCGCCGATGCCCCGCGCGTCTGGTCGGCGGGTGCCCCTGTTGGGGTGTAATCACTCATCTTGCCAATCTCCTGATCGTGAATTGAAACGTCGCTCCCTGAATCGTGTGCGGCGAATCAATGGAGCTGTTGCCATATACCAACAACGAAATGTTCTTTTCAGTCCCGCCGAGCGGCACATCGAACGAGGTCACAATCGGTGCGTCCCATGTGAAGTCGTCCCATGTGAACTGATCCCAATACCCGCCCGCGCCAACGGTTGCTTGGCTGTCCGCGCTGCTCTGCGCATAGACCGGGCTACCGCCCGCCAGGTCATAGGACGTGCTCAACGTGGCATATTCATCCACCACAATATCCAGCACTGCCTTTCTGAACGTCTTCAGATAGCGCGGGGTCTTCAGGTGGTTGTACGGCAGTCTTAGCCAGCTCTCGATTGCGCTGCCGTCGAATGAAGTTCCTACACCGTCCTGATAGACATAGCCATCATCCGAGCCGAAATAGCAGACCTCGCGCCCGGACGAATTCATTCCCGTCGCCACGCAACGAACCGGGATTCCGTAATCCAGCTTCATGAACCCGGTTGAAATCGGGCCGTATTTCCCTTGCCCAATGCCCATGCACAGCGCAACCCCATCCGAAAAGAACAGCCGGTACTGGTTCTTTTCCTTCAGCACGCAGCTCGTTGTCACCGTTCCTTGGATGTCGTTGATTAGCGGCTGAATCAATCCCGACACGGCATTGAATTGGAAGTCGCCGAATGCCTGAGTTTGGCTGACCTGTTGAACGCCACGATCCGACAAGCAGTAAGCAGCGCCCAGCCATTGCGCCGTGCCAGACTTCGCGCCAGTCGTCGGAGATGCCGTTGCCAGCTTGAAATCTGCTGACGAAGATCCGTACAGGGTGCGCGTGCTCTCGCTGCTGAATACCGACATAGCGCTTGTCGTCGCATCGCCTGGGAATGGCAACAGCGCCGTGATCGTGTCGCCCATTGCGATTTCCGAAGCCCCGAGAACAGGCGACCACGCATAGGGATCGCCGATGCCGGACATTTGCAGCGAGCCACGGAACGACAGGAACAGGTAATTGCGATGCGCCGCGATATGCGACGGTGTATCCGTCGTCATCCCGGTACGGATTGGAACGAGATACGTCCCGTCAAACTCGAACGCCAGTCCAGAACCATTCACGCCATAGACGCGCTGCGTGTCTGTCGATCCGGTGAAGTTGTATTGAACAAACTCGTAATTCCCGCCAGCCGGTAGCGTCACGGCAGTTTGCGCGCCGGAAATCGTCAGCGTTGTCGCACCTATCGTGGCAGCACCAGCGGCGAAGTTCCCGCCCGATGGTGCGGAAATGAGCAGCCTTCCAGCAGCCGCTCCCGTCCATGCGCCGGATTGCTTCGCGGCTCTGCGGAATGTCGCTGTTACCCCGCCTTGCGTCAGTGTCGCGCCTTCCGTTGGTGTTGCGCCACCGCCGCCAGTGAATTGCACCTCGTATAACAAAGGAACATTCGACCAGCCTGACCCGGTATGCTTGTAGATGGCACATGCTGTCCCGCCTGCATTGTTGCGGAAGGCGTAGAGCACGGACTTGTAATACACCAGCCCGCGAATCTGTCCTGAGCCTGGCACGGCTTGAATGTCGGCCCTCAAGTCATCCGCCGCCAGCGACTTGTAAGCCATGTGCGTGGCAACCGACGAAGCACCCTCAACGATGGCAGCAGAGGTCGATTCGGCTTGCTTGACGGCGGACACCATCAAGTCCTCGCCTGAAACGAATGTCCCCGTCACGCGGCCGATAATCAGCTCTCCCGCATTGATCTGGAGAATCTTTCCCGTCGCGGCCGAGGTATTGCCGGTGATAGTGTTGCCAACCGCTAGCGTCCCGGTCAATGTGATGTCAATCACAGAATAGGTTGCTGTTGATGGTGAAGTCCTGCCGTCGAACCGCTCGAATCCATTTATGCGCCGGTATCCGCCGTTGATGCTGTCAATCTCGTAGTTGCACGAGTCCATGACATATCCGGGTTTAATGAGCGTCGCAGCGGTGACAAGATCCAGCCCGCCGGCCAACTGGTGAAACTGCACATCAACGTTCGGGATGGGAATCACACCAGTGCCCCGCCCATGCGAACCATCGGCGTCTGATTGCGCACCAACGCAGTCAGTATCCTGCGATAGTTCTGTTCGCCATCGTTGAACACTTCCCCTGCTGCGGTGAATCTTCCGTACATCATCATCGCCCGATAGACAATCGCCATGTGAAACTCGGCCGGCATTTCCGGCTCATCGGCATCGGCCGCTAGCGTTTGGGCGGATTTCCAGTATTCACCTGCCACCGTATAACCTGCGGTCGGCTTCGGCCCAAGGCCCAATGAGTTGGTCGGCATGATCGTGCAGGCAATTGGCCGTTGTGCCGTCTGCGTGCCAACCCGGTAGATATAACGCCAGTCCTCGTAGGGAATGAACGGAAGTGTCATTTCATCGCCCACCCCGGTTGCCGTGGTGTAGATCCGAATGTCTTCCTTGTCGAATGATCTACACCGCGAAGCAATCCCGGCTTGCGCGGCAGTGTAGGTATCCTGGTCGGCAATCGTGGTGAAAGAGAACGTTCCTCGCATCCAGTTCCAGTCATTGCGCTGAAGCTGGATGTCCTGCCATGCGGACGCCACCCAATCAACGATGCGGCGGTTTTCGCCAGTCTGGCCTGTCACGGCAGACGGGCCACTTCCAGACGCATCGACTTCACGCGCGAGCCGTTGGCAGAGTTCGAGGAACGTCACTTGATCAACCCTCCATCAAAACACGGGTCAGCCAGTCATAACCGCGCGGATTGTTGTCCTCAACCACGGTGAACGGGTACTTCGAGGACGTATTGCGCAGGATTTCATTACGCGGCTGTTCCTCTTCCGACGAACCGGTGCGCGTGTCGATGGATTCCGGCTTCGACCGAGCGAGCACTTCCACAAACTTGCGCTTGAGCTTGAAGTTCTGGCCGACGGGAACCCAGCATGCTTCGCCATTCACATACACATCGACCAGTTTCGGCGCGTTCTTCTCGGATGAACGCTCCAGCCGGATTGTCATCGGCTCTTCCATGAAAGCCAGCGATGCGTAGTAATCGTTATTGGCCGACCCCGGTTCAACGATGTCGATCTTCTCGCCTTCGCGGATCAACGTTTCGTTCAGCGGCGGAATGATGATGTTCGGCCGCTGCCCGACTTCCATATCTTCAGTGCTGAATTCCTTGCGCGTGCGTCCGCGCTTGATGCTGACTTCTTCGACTTGATCCATTTGCTTCTCCTGAAAAGAAATGGGGCCATCCGCGAATGCAGACAGCCCCATCGGGTTGCTTCTCCTGAATGATGAATACGCTATGGCAACCTGTTCAGGCCCAGGCTTTCGGAAGCCACCCTATCCATAGCGCAACAATTACGCCGTGATCGGGCGTTGCGGCATGACCATCAGATCCACGAAGGTCTTGGTAATGCCGGTCTGGCTGGCCTGGTTGCTGACGCCCATCGTCCATGCCGAACCCGTCGAAATGACCTTGACGAACTCAAGCCCAATCGGGCACAGAGTATCCGGGATCGCCGGCAGCTTCGGCGCTTCGGAATACACGCCAGCATCCGAGTAATCCACGATGCCGCCCTGAACGATCTTCAGAGCACCGGACGTATCCAGACAGATGGCGAACACGCCTGCTTTGTTCAGGGCCAATGCGGTGAAAGCAGCCCCGGTCACAGCATCGGTCGTCGGCGTCGTCCCGTTAGACGCAGCAGCAGCGGTGTATGCTTTACCGCCAATGCAGTACAGCGAAGCATTCGCCGTGGTGGTCGTGGTGGTCGTGCCAACAGCAAGACCGGCTTTGGTGGTGCAGAAGCTCGAAACGAAGTTTTGCGAGGGAATCATTGAAATCTCCTTAGATTTTGACGGACGGATCAAAAGCACCCATCGTATTCACATACACAGTTGTTGCGGTATCCAGCGCGGTCGTCCCGCCAGTAAATGCCGACGCATAGGTAATCATCACGAAGCCGATGATGGCCTTGCCCTGCGGCGTTTGCGGGAACGTCACACCGGCAGCGGTGGAAGCCTCTCGGCCAAATTGCACGGAAGTCGTACCGGCGCTATCGACGTAGAACACGGCGCAGTTGTAGTACCCTGCGGTAATGTTCAGGCCGGTCAATGCCGGCATGTCAGCAGCAGACAGAGCGACATATTTGCCATCGGCAACGGCATAGACCGTATTAACGGTCTTCACCAGAACGCCACCACCTGCCTTGATCGCCAGCCCGCCCGTGTTGAAAATCTGGCTGGAAAGACGATCCGCGACAGCGAACAGCGCCGGTTTCAACGCGGCCTCGACATTGACTTGTCCAAGTGCATTGAGTTGTTGGGTTACGGTGTTAATCATTGCTGTCTCCTTGAAAGTTGGGCCGCTCAACTAGCCGGCCCCTGGCCGTCAGAGCGAGGACGCGCCGACGTTGGCAACAGCCAGCCAGCCGTTGTTTTCAAGGAAAACCGCCTTGTACCAGATGGTCCCGGCATAGCCGCGCTGGCCGAACGGATCGCTCTTCGACTTCTCGCCCGGAGGCAGATAGGTCGGCTTCAGCGCATCCAGCCCACGCACGGCAACTTGCGACCAAGCATCCTTTGCGGCGACGATGATCGGGTAGACGTCCGGATTGGTGCCGGTGGTCGAAGACAGGCCAACCGCGCTTGCAGTCACCGACGTAGCGGCATCCTGGTACGAAGGCAGGTCCGGCGAGGTCACGAAGCGGAAACGCTCAACCTTGCCGACTTCGTAAGGCATCGCCTGGCCAGCGTACTGCGAAGCGTCGATGAAGCCCGGAAGGTCGCGGATGTCCGGCTCAAGGTCAGTGTGGCAATAGACCACATAACCCGGCGCAACCGGATCGCTGCCGAAGTTGTTGCTACCCTTCAGTACGCTGGTCACGTTCTCGCCGTGATTGGCTTGCAGGCTCTTGACGATCTTGCGAACGAGATTGAGCGACAGCTTGCCATTGACGGTTGCGCGGCTGGTGCCAGTGCCGCCGTAGAACTGATTGGTCGAAGCCTTCAGCGCGCCAAAAATCATCAACTCGTTGATGAGCGCGACACGTTCGCCGATTTGCTCCTTGATCGCGCCGGGGATGTCGTCTTCGTACAGGTCATAGACCTGATCGGTGAACGAGTACAGACAGGCGTACTGATTCAGTACGACCGTCTGGTCTTGCGGCGTGATTTGATCCGGCGTAGGCGTCACGCCTTCCGACGTTTGCGCGGCAGCGACCAGCGCGGCAGCACGATCCCCAGTGCCGTTGGCAATCAGCAGATTGCCGTTGGTTGCCGACGTGGTGCCATTCGGCAGCCAGCGACGCGCCACATAGGTGTTGCTGTTGTTCTTCGGGAACGTCACCTGACGGCCACCGCGCGCAAGAACTTCATGCGGGACGGCGTGCTTCAGGATTCCGCCAGCGTACTTGCCAATTCGAGCAGTAGTGCTCATGGTATTTGCAGCCATTTTTGTTACTCCTTATGATTTACGAATTGAATGCCGCATTGAAAGCATCCAATGCGGAATCACTGGTGCCGGCATGGCCTCCAGTGCCCTTGGGCGTTACCGCCGCTGCTAAACGTTTCTGTCGGGTCTGCGCGGTTGCCTCGGCCTTGCTGCGCTCAGTCTTGAAGTTCGTCAGGGCTTCGGACACAAAATCCGAATCCATCGACTCATTCAGCTTTTGCACATACTCGGCCGGCTGCTTCTGCAGCCATCCCTGGAATTCCGGACTGCCAGACACTTCGCGCCAGTCCTTGTGCGCTTTGGTCAGCAATCGTTCTTCGATCAGCCGCTCGGCGCGCTCACTGACAAGGCGCTCGATGTCGGCCTCTTGAAGTCCGACCGGCTGTTGCGAAGCGGAAAGCGGGATGCGTGTTGCGAATTTCTCCAGCGATTTACGCAGCATCGGGGCCAGTTCCGGCCACTCCTGCGCGAAGTCCTCCACTACGTCGTCTGTCACCTCGATATTTCCAGCAACGCCGCGCGCCTGGACTTGCTCATTCAGTTGTTGAATCTTCTGGCCGAGACTGCCAAAAGACTTGTCGATCTTCCCCTGAATCTCATCAACCTTCGCCGCCTTGGAGAGCAACTGCTCGTAGTCGGCCTTGGTGATTTGCGCGTATTCAGGTTCAACCGCTTCAGGTTCATTGGGTTCTTCGTTCTGCTCCGGCGCTGGCGTCCCCGTCTGCGCTACGGCCTCATCGCTGAAAGCCCCATCGAATGCCGCATTGGCTGCATCCGTTTGTTCCTGCTGCTCGACAACTTCCTGACTGACTTCATCGCTCATTCGCGTACCCCACAAAAACAAAAACCGCCCGTAGGCGGTTCAACACAACGACGCCAGCGCGGTAATGCCGTGGGCGTCCCCTTGCCGTCCTTGCGGGCGGCGTTACTTCATCTCGATTGGATCTACACCAATCAAGAGCAATGCCTTGACCTCGGCAATCCGGCCACGAATCGCGGCTGTCTGGATCGCATCGAGGGATTCGTTATCGTTCATCAACCTAAGCCGCTCAAGCCTGGATTCAAGATGCGCCTTGATCGCCAGCCATACCGGGCTGAGTTGTTCAGTCTTGGAAATGTTCATTGTTCAAAGGCATGGCCTGGCAATGCACGGCCTGCGGGTTCCGTCGGCGGATTGGCGACTTGCTGCCCGCCTTCGAGCCTCGACAGTTCCTTTTGCACCTTCAGCTTCATCGCCGAATCCGCAAGGTCTGCCTTGATTTGCTCCAGCGTGATTTCCCGCTTGTTGGCATAGTCCAGCATTGCCAGCTCTCGGCGGATGTTCAGCTCTGCCATGCGCGCTTGATGTTCCGCCTGCGTGCGCATCGTCTCGGCCTCGACATAAGCCCGGTCGCGGTCCGTATCCACCTGGATGCGCGTCTGCATCAATTGATTCGACGCTTGCGCCTTCTGCATCTCAACTTGCGCCCTGATTTGCGCGGCCTGCACCTGCGGCGACACCTGCGGCTGCTGCGACATCTTTTCCTTCTCGGCGTCCGTCAATTGCAGCATCTTCGCGTTCAACTGCTTCGAGCGAAGAACCTCGCCCATCCACCGTTCAGGCGAAATCCCAAACGCCGGGTTCATCACCAGTTGCCCCATCTGCTGAAGGAATTGATCTTGAATCGACCGCTCAATCAAAGCACCAGAGCAATGCGCGTCAATCTGGTAATCGCCCTTCTCGTCGTCCGGAACATCAGGATCGAGCAGCAGCCATTCGTAGAGGGCTTCAACCACCCGACTGGTGATGCAGTCATCCACCTGATAACCAACCGCACGGAGAAGCTGATTGGCGTTGTTGTTCTGCAACTGCATGCCGCCGAAGGTATCCGGCGTGGTATCGCCCGACTGCCCTTGAGTCACCAGTGGGATACTCGTGGATTCTTCGGCGATACGGAAAGCGTACTCAATGATCGCCATCATCTGCGGCTGCATTGACGGGAACTGAGTGAGCATGAACGCCTTGCGAACGTCGTCCATGACAGCCCCGGCTGCGCGATGCCATATCTTGTCGTTGGTGATGGCCCAGTCACCATTCGCCGGGACAATGGCCTCGGTATCAATGACAATCTGCGCCCCAGCACTGCGGCCAGCATTGGTCAGCATCGCTCGGGTCGCCGCATTGACCACCGCTTGAGCGGTTTTGCATTGCTCTCCAGGGCCAACCCCCACCCAAGACCCTGCACGCCGACGCCAGGGCATGACGTTGTAGGGGAACACGCCGGAATCCAGTGGGTTGATGACCGCGCGAATCACCGTCGAGTTCACCACCGTCACGATGGCGTAGTATTCCTCTCGGGAATCTGACTCGCTGATCCCCTGCGCCTTGGCGGCCATCAGGTCGGATTTCGAGCATGTTCCGTAGAAGTACCAGACTTCATACCGCTTATCGGCCTTGCTCTTGTCAGCAAACGGACTCATGCCGTCGCCGCTGTTGCCGCTCGGGCCTTCCTCAAGAACCTTTTCAATCTGCTCGGCAATGAACGTCGGGTTCTTCTTCAGCTCCTTCAGCTTTCGCGCCGTGAAGAAATCCCGCTCGACGATGAAGTCGCCAGAATGAACATCCTCGCCGCACGAAGGATCAGGAAACAAATTCCAAGGATCAATCCACGACATGCCTGGTTGGATGCTCTCGACAATCTGCAAGGCAACCCCGCCTTCTACGCGCGAAACCGCTCGACTTGTCCGCGACTCGGCAAATGGAGCCTTGAGAACGCCAACGCCAATTCGGGATGCGTCATGCAAAACCTTGCGCATCTCGGCAGAGTAGTTCGCCTCAACCATCCAGTCATGAATGCGCTTCTCGGCCTTCTTCGCCTTCTCGTCGGCCTGTTCCTTGATCCCTGCGGCGAGGTCTTTCGTCGTTTTCTGCTGGTCGCCATTCATCAACGGCTGGCCGGCTTCGTCCGCCAGCGGAACCGCCATTTCTTCCAGCTTGGTAATCAGCTCAGGATTCGGCGTTGCCGACAAACTGAACGGCTTGCCATCCAACGGGAGAATGATTTCGGACAGCTTTGCCGAGCCAGCATCGACATAACGAGCCGTCAGCGGAATGAACACCGTCGATTGCGAAGCGTTTGCGCTGCGGCTTTCCCGTGCCAGAGGGCCATTCAGAGCGGCAGGCTTTGCCCACTTCGCACCTTGCCATTCCGCCCGGTTCGCGTCATCAATCCCGAGATAGCTTTCTTCGCAGTACGTCCAGACATCCTCGATCCCGGATTGCTTGCGGAATTGCACCGCCTCATCGCGTTTTTTGGCGACCATTTGCCCAAGGGCATCCAGACGCGCCAATCGTTCGGCTTCCGCGTCTTCCTGCCCTTGTTCGACAAAATCGCTCATGAGTTCCCCAAAAGAAAAAGCCCCGGTTCGCATGGACGAACGGGGGCCGACGGATTCAGTGTATAGGTTATTACTATCGCTGTCTAGCTTTTTATCGCACAACTCTATGAGTCATGCGGTGATGCCAAATCGCCACCCCGGCAGCTCCAGGGATGACATCGAAATCGAATGCGCCTGCATCAAACGCATCGGTTGCGAAGGATGCCGCCGCGAAACTTGCCATTACGCGCCACGCCACAAATCGGAGGATTGGCCTGTCCCGATCACGGATGCACTATTCATTTTACGTACATCGACCGGCAAAGGAGTTGTCGCCGCCTGCGCCCAGATCGCATTCGCCAGTCCTTGCGGCGATAGATCGGTGAATGGCGTCCATTCACCCGCCATCGAGAGCAGTCCACGCAGGTCGGACGCGCCTGAAACCTGCGCCACGCTGCCGCTGCCCTCGAACGGCACGATCATGGCAAGGTTGTTACCGTCGCCGGTCAGGCTGATGCTGCCCGAACCATCCAGGCCAATGGTGAGTTTGAGTACGATGTTGTCGCCGGTCAGCGTGGCGACGACGGCGGTGCCTTCCATGCCTACCACCAGCGACAAACCGCTTTCTCCGGTCAGTTCGACCACGCTGGCCGTGCCTTCCATCGGCCCGCCTTGCAAGAGGTTGCTCGCCCCTTCGACCATTGCGGCGATGGTGCGCAAGGCTGACATGCTGCCCGCCCGGATGGCGGGCACGGTGCCATTCACGTCGTAGCCGTCAGGCGTGCTCGCGGTTCTGGCAAAGCTCGCATTGACAAAACGGTTCATGCGATCGCTTTTGGACTTGATGCTCGCATCAAGTCCTGGCGCAACGCCGAAGCCCTTATAGGTGCTGCGCGTCATGTACCTGCCATTCGGCCAAAGTGCCATGATTAGCCCCAGACGACTTCCAGGCCACCGGCAAAGGTCGTCGATGCCGCCGTGGCCGCGCCAGAGCCAAACAACCATGTGAGGCAAGCCCCGTCCTTTATTTCTGGCAGGCTCGGGATTTGATTAAGCAGGTCTTTCTCGGTCATCAAGCCAGCGACAGAAAGCGTGATCGTCGCCAGCGGGCGGGCGAGAACCAGCGCGAACGTGCCGGTGTTGGCCGCCGACATAGTGACGGTCTGCACCGATCGAATGCCGGTATCGCCCGAAGCCAGCGGCAGGAAGGGGCCGTAGTTGTTGGCCGCCGTGCCGGAGTGCGAGACATGCCCGGCGATAGCTGAGGCAGTCATGGCAACCGTAACGGGCAGAGTGCTGCCGGCATTCCCGTCCTGATCGGTGTAAGACAATGCGATGTTCTGCGCCGTCGCGCCTGCTGCGGCCGTCTGTACCTGGAAGGCGCGCACACCTCCGCCGTTGGTGTAGCGCAAGCTCGGCGTGCCGACCAGCGTTTGCGCCGACGTGGTGTTGTTGCTGATGCCGGGATAGTAGCCCTGCATATCGACCAACATCAATGTGCCTGGAACCCCCGTTGCCGCCGTCGACCAGGCATTGAGGTTGAGCAAGTGCTTCCGGCTCGGGCTGACGTTGCCGCCGTGTGGCATCCCGAAAATCTGCGTGCCGTTGCCGGTGGCCTCGCTGCATGCCGTCCAGTTTAGTGCGGTTCCTGCCCACGCATTCGCTACCGGCATTGAGCTGAGCATCGACAGGTCATACCAGCGGCCAAGCGCGTAGGCCGATGCGCCGGTGATCTTGTTCCAGTCGTAGCGCGTGGTTTGCCCGTTGGCAATGGCGGTGATGAGATTGTCGATAGATTGGATGGTCATGCTTATCCCCAAACAAAAGTGAAGTTTCCGAACCACGCCACGGTTCTGGCAGTGGTGCCTGTCGCCAGCATGTCGAACCAGCCGAGCCATGCGCCGTCATAGATGCGGGGCGGGGCAAAGGCTTTCTCGGCGATGAAGTTCTTTTCGGCGCAAACGAGGTTGTCACCCAAGACCATCGATCCAAGGATGCGCACGAGGTAAATGCAGTGCAGCCCTCCCGGTGCGGTCGTGTGCTGAATCGAGTTGATGCGCTTAACGCCCTTCGCGCCGCCGCCGAGTGGGATATGCACCGTGCTGCTGGCGGCTCCGGCTGTAGGACTACAGCCGGAACAGACAAGGTTCTGCCCGTTGTTGGGAATATCGACCGTTACCGTCCGTTCCACGTCGCCCGAATCTGTGTAGTTGATGACGGTCAGGCCGTTCTGGATTGCCGGGGCAATGTGATTGACCAAGACCATTTGCACGCCAACACCATCGGCGTAGCGCGGCAGGCTGACGTCGTTGACGCACTCTTGCAGGTCGGTCGAATCGCCATCGATCAGCGGGTAGTAGCCGAGCAGGTCGAACAGCACAACGCTGATTGGCCCGTTGTATGTGTTCTGGCTGCTCCACATTTGCGCTTCGGCGAGATAGCGTTCCTCGCCTGCGGCAATGCCAGGGAACCAGATCGCGTCGTTCTTCTGCGCAATGCTGGGCGTGAAGGTCAGCGGCGAACCGACACGCGCGTCGTATGCCGGCTGGCCAGACGCATAAGACGGGTCGGCCCATACCTTCGCATGAGCTGTGCCGGCGTTCTTCTGGAAGCGTTGGACGTGAAACTTCCCCGCCGCGAACGCCGCGTTGAAGTCACTCAGGCTGCGTATCGCCATCGTCGTATTGCTCCACAATGCCGTCCGTGTGATTCGGGCAAACCGGGGCCGGCTCTTGAGGAACCGGCCCAAGCAGTTCGCCGCAGTGGGCGCAGCGATAGACGATCATCAATCAACCGTGCCTTGCAGCGCGCCAGTGTTGAACAGCGGCGTTATACCAGACGAAATGTTCCGAGAGGCCGACAGCGCGCCCGAATAAAGGATGTCGCCCGCGCCTGCCGAGAGCAATCCGACAGAAAAGTGCGTGGCCGTTGCTGTGCCCGCCGTGCATTCGCCGAACTGCACGGTCGCCGCGTTGCTCACCTGGCTGCCTGATACCGTGAAGCCGCCAGCCGAGCGAGCAACATCGACACGCGCATAGCCGGTATAGCTCACCTCGTTTGTTGTCTGATTGCCGGCATCGCCGGGGTCGGACGAATGCAAGGCAACGTAGAAGCTGCCCGCCGTGGCGCTGTTCTGCAAACCAGCAGCGTCACCGACGTTTGGCCAATCGACGTTGTTGAACAGCAGATTCAGCAGGTTTGTTTCTGACGCGTTGGACATTGACATTGATTACTCCTCCACAAGTTAAACTGCGCCAAGTGCGGTCGACCGCACCTGCACCACGCGCGTCTTGCTCATCGTGCATAGTCTCCCGGCAGATGCCGGCGATCCATCTCGGCGCGGTACGCCCGCTTGCAGTGGTCGCGCTCGAACGGCGAAAACAGTGCGTCGATAACCGGCTTGAACCAACGCCCGCCGATCTGGTCGCGCAACCACAGGCGATACGCCGCTGCGCTCATAGTCTCGTCGGGCGAGCCGTGGCCCAGCGTCAGCAGTACATAAACGAGCTGGTCGAGGGCAATCAGGATGTTGAGCAGGCGGCGTCTCATCGCTGGAATCTCCCGAGCGGTTTGATACCGAACACGAACTGCGCCTTGCCGCCCAAAGGCCACGCAATCGGCTCATTTAGGAAACCGAGCATTTTCCATCCGAGGCGCAACCTGAAACAGTGCCCGGACTGGCCGTACTGACGGACAAGGTAGAACTCGAAGGCCGTCCCCGACCGCAACAGCACATGCCCGGAAAACCCTCGCATCCGTCCGATGGTCAAGTTTGACGAATCCGACACATACGGGTCGCCGCTGACCACCAGCGGCTGGGAATTGATTTGCGCACCGAGTACCGAATACGAAAAGCCATAGCCGGGATTGCGCCAGAGCCACACCACGCGGTTGATGTACTGCCGCCAGCCGGTGCGCCCATAGCCCTTGAAAGGCGCGTGCAGCATGATGTAGCCCTCGTCGCCATCGAGCGGATTGTCGGGCGTGTCAAAGTACGCCAACCAGCGCGGCAGATGGTCGCGCCCGATGGCGAAGGCCGGCAGAATCGGCGCGAGCAGCCACGCCACCGCGAATACGATCAGGTCAGCGACGAGCAGGATCAGCCAGCGGAGGACGGCAGCGATCATGGCAGCACCGCCTTGATGTTGATCCCCTGCGCGATGCCCAACGCCGCAAGCACTGTTACTGCCCACGCGACACGCTCAAGCCATTTGTCGCGAATCGCCCGGCGCGAATCGGTGTCGGCGTCCTCGTCGCGCATCTTGGCATCGACCCATGCGCCACGCTTACGGTTGATGTGATCGTGCGCCATCGCCTCCTCCGCCCAAGCCAGCACGCGCAGGTCGCGCTCGTCGGTTTTCCGGCGCCGACCGATCCACTCATGGTCGGAATGATGGACCGGCGCATGGCCGTTGAGCACCATCGCGCGAATGCGCTCCTCGTTTTGCAGTACAGCATCCAACTTGCCGCCAATGTCCTCGATTGCCGAGAGCATCAGCAGCAGCAGCATCTTGACCTTCTGGTCGGACTCGTTGGCCAGTGCCTGGATGATGTCGTCCTTCGGGGCTTTCGTGGTCATTTCGGTTGCGCCCCCTTGCTGCGAGTGCCGAACCACCACAGCGTCACCGTGGTGAACAGATACAGGATCGTCCCGACAATCAGCTTGGTCGTTTCATATCTTTGATCCGCTGTCAGCGGCCCGACCTGGCTGGCCAGCTCGTTGTAAATCTGCGTCGTGAGCACGCACAGGTAGATCGTCAGTCCAGGGCGGACCACCCCGCGCAGCACGTCCAGCAACACCAGCAGCCAGCCCTGCCCGCGTGTCGGTTTGACCGCTGCGCTGTACTGCTTTGGCTCAAGCTGGTAGCTCGCAGCCAGGGTTTTCGCATCAGCCTCAACCTCGCGGGCATCCCCCTCGATGGTGGCCACTTGCGTGCGCGCAGCCCATTCTTGGGCCATGATCCTGGCATCCGCCTCACGCATCGCAACCTCGTGCGCTTGCTTGCTGGCCTGCGCTTGCAGATCGAGCTGTCGGCCCTTGTAGTCCGCATATCTCTGCACTGCCGCGCCAAGGATGCCCGTCGCACCGCCGCCAAGGATAGCGGATGCGGCTGTCCCGATCAGTTCAAGCATCAATGATCTCCAAATCAAAGGGCTTTCCGCCCATGAGTGTTTCAAAGTTTCGCACCGATGGCATTGAGCGCAGAATGGCCCGCTGCCCGCCAATCCATCCAAGCCGCTCCCCGAGCACGATGCACCCTTGCACCTGAGCTTGCAGCCCAAGTGCTCGATCTCCGACCAGATTCGCCGGATGGATCAGCACCCCGGATCGCCCAGGAACTTCAACGAGCCGATACGTTGGCCGCTTGAAGCGCGGGGAAAACGCCCATATGCAGTGATAAATCCCCGCTGGGATACAGCTTGCGCCCTTGCGGTTATCGCGCCACGGCAATTCACCGGTGTAGGCGGTGAAGTCGTGACCATCGACCGACAGCCGCCCGAACGTTCCATGATCCGTGCTCGGTTGGCGGCGAATCGTAACGCGCACAGTCACTCGATCCCCCACAACGCCAGCCACGCCAGATACCCGCCCGCGCAGTAGCGCACCCAGGCAGCGTAGGAGTCAGTCACTGAGACGGCCGCACCGGCCGGGCGGGCGAAGGTGGCGTAGATGACGCGGCCCATCAGTCCAGCAACGCCTTGAACTTGCCCTTCAGCAAGTCAAGCCGCTTTTCGGCGTCATTGGCGGCAACATTGGCGGTCATTGCACGTTGCAGCGCCGCCGTCTCTTGCCGGGTTGCCTCGTCCGCAGCAAGGTTGAGCTTGGCAATCTCGTCCAGCACCCGCGCGCGCTCGCTCTCACCGCGCTGCATCGCATCCTTGGCTTGCAGATTCGCCGCCGCGATGATGGCCCTTGCCGCCTCGTCTGCGCTGGACTTGGCCCCAGATATGATGTCGTCCCGCTTGTCCGACGCGTCTTCGAGGATCTTCCGCGCGGACGCCTTGGCCTGATCCACTTCGGCGTGCGCCTCGTCACGCTTGGCCATCAGAGCGACAAGCTCATCAGTCACCGACACGATCGCCTTTTGCCGCTCGGCGATGGTCTGGTCAATCTTGCCGATGTCCTCCAGCGCATCAGCCACCTGGCCGATGCCTTGGAAAGTCACGGCAATGCGCCGAATCGTTTCGGCTGCGGTAATCAAATCGCTCATCATCAAGTCCTCATGGTGTTGGTACGACGGAGAAGAGCAGTCACCACGATGGTTGCGCCGACGCCGACAGTGGTAAGGTTCGGGCGGACAAAAAGCGGGCGCTCGATCGTCGTGAAAACCTTGTTTGCCGTCGCCGTCGTCTCTGCGCCACCTGCGGCGTTGGACAGGCCGGTAGCGATATACGTCACACCATCGGCCGAGCCTTGCGGCTTGAGCGTCGCACCGCCCCAAGTGCCGGTCGCCACCCACGTCACGTCCGCCCACTCTGGGCACTGGATGCCGGCCCCGTCGGAATCGGCGGTCGTGAGCGTCCATTGGTATTGGATGAGCGAGCCATCGCCGTCACCAAGCCCTCGGGTGACGGTCGGATTTACTGTTGCCATGTGTATCTCCTGTTAGATGCCCGTGCCAGGGACGGCAGGGCGGAAAGCTGGGATGCGCGGCGGCTCGTAGTCGTCCTCATTGCTCAGAGACTCAGCCACGACACCGAGATACCGGAAAGCATCCGCCCCGTGCGAATACTCGTCATGGACTGGGCTGCCTGGCTCGCCCGTCGAAGAGCTGACCACGCGCCGGTATCTCTTCAAGCACTCCTGAAGGCGCTCGGTTTTCGCTTTATCGAACCAGCAATGTCCGAACACCATGCGCGCCATCTTGATACCTTGCTCGACCGGGACATTCGGCGTCTGCTTGGTCTTGCGCCCAAATCGCTTCAGAATTTCGGCTGTGCTCATGCCGGTCTTGAAGTCCTTGGTATTACCATCATGCGGGAGATAGTCATATCCCCAGTTGTACGGCATCGACTTGAGCAATCCGGCGTAATGATCGAGCGTCTTGAAACTGTCCTCGATGTAGTCGATCACCGCAATCGTCGTCGGACCGACCTTTTGGACAAGGATGATCGACATCGAATCATTCCAACCGAGATCCCAGACCGCATGCACTTTTGACCGAGCGTTATACGGCACCGGGCAAATACGTCCATCCATTTGCGCCTGCGCGACCTCGTTGGCGTAGATCGCGCCAATCACCGCCGACCGGCATTTGCCTTCCCAGATGTTCGCGTAGTCATCGGGATTGGCTAGCTTGCACTGCTCGCGCTCAAGCTCAAGAACCTCCGGGAACCACGGGTTGTCTGACCAATTGACCTGCTCAACATGCGACTGAGGCGGCTGATTGACGACAAACCGCTGCCAAACCTCGTCTGAATCCAGCATCGGGTTGAATGTCACCCAAATCTCGCTACCATCCTTGCGGATCGTCGGGACGAGAATGTCCAGACTCTTTTTGCTGACGGTCTGCGCCTCCTCGATCCATACGATGTCGATGCCCTCGTAAGACTTGATCGACTCGACCGTATGATTCGCCAGGCCAGCGAACAGAAACTCGGTCCCGTTTCGCCCGCGAATCTCCGTCTCAAGCGACAGGTAGAACTCACCGAGTCCCATCGCCTCTATCTGGTCATCCAGCAGGCGCTTGACCGAATCCTTGATGGACTTCTGCACCTCACGCGTGCAAAGGATGCGTAGCGGTGATTGCGCGCCGAGAATCAGCAGCGCACGAGCAAACCCCCAACTTTTCCCACTCCCACGCCCACCATGTGCAACCTTGTACCGGTACGGATCAAACAAGAATTGCAGCTTGTCAGGAAACTCGACCTCGCTACTTTGGCTTGCGGAAGACGACATTTAGGCTCAAATCCATCTTGAGAGGATTGTCAGGATCACCCGCCACCTGGACCGGCAGCAGTTTCGGATAGATCGTCCCCCAAAAAACGCGCTCGTTCGCCGGGTCTTCCTTTGCCCACTCGACCATACGTTCAGCACCGCCGAGCTTGTCAGCAGCGAGAGCAATCGCCTCCTTGGCGGTTTGCGTTACCTTGCTCAAACTGCCCTTCGGGCGGCCCTGACCTGGCCTCTTCTCGCCCTTGACAAAGCATCCTTTATTAGCCATTTCTAATGCTCTTGCGTTACCGTGTTACGCGAACCGCTTTGCAGGGATTTGCTGCTGCGGCGCATAGGCACGGTCAAACTCACCTTGAGCAGCCGCGTCATCAATCGCCCCGCCACCTTTGACAGCGGCCACGATCATCTCAACAGCCTGCGACAGACCTTTGACCGGGGTAGGCTCTGCCGTCTCCTGGCCGTCGCGCTCCACGCCTACGGATAGCTTGCCGTCAGCGGAGACATGCAGGCAGACGGTAAAGCCGCCATCGCCCTCTTCGCCGGTCATCGGCTCGGTCATGGGATCGTTCATTAGCGTTTCCTTATATTCCTACACAACAAAAAGCCAGCGGACCATTTCTGGCCGGCTGGCTTGTCAGTAACCCGCATGGTGCGCGGCGATCTTGCGATCCAGCCTACATCCGCTTTTTGCGGGCGCAAGTAGGCCCGCGTGGTAATTATTGACTATTGGTTAGCTCGTGTCAATAGGTTTTCTCGATCCAACAGCGGAGTCACCTTGCAAGGTTCGTCTACTACTTGTTGAAGGGCTTGGAACCGCCCTCGAATTTTTTTCGCACAAACCCCTTGACATTACGCGCAATGCGCGTATTATTCAGGTTGTGGATACGCCACAACCGCGCCTCGGGACTCAGGGGCTGGAGATGAAAATGAGCAACTACGACGCCCTCAGCCTCTACCTGGTCAGCGAAGGCACCGTCACCCCGGCGACGACCGCAACCGAATGGGATGGCACCAACTCCATCCTGGTGGCCGCCAGCTCCGAAGAGGGGGCACTCAAGGTCGCCGACGCCTACGACCGTGGCCTTGTCCAAGCCGACAACCTCGCCTGGGATAGCGAAACCATTGCCGTTGTCACACTGCGCGACCGCGATACCGGCCTGTATGCCTAACCACCCGAACCGCTCGCGGGGCGGTTCGCCGTCCCGCAACCCGACCCCCGAGGAAATCCGGGACGCACGCGAGGCCGCGGGTCTGTCGCAAACAGCGGCCGGCGCGCTGGTGCATACCACCTGCCGCACCTGGCAGCAGTGGGAGGCCGGAGACCGGCGCATGCACCCAGCGTTCTTCGACCTTTTTTCCATCAAGGTTTCCGCGCCGTAGCGGCGCCCTCCAACACGGCGTTCGTGTGGGACGCTCCGCCTGTCGGCGTCGCGCCCCACAACTCAGCGTTAGGTTTCATGAACGCCACCCAATGCGTTTGCGCTTTTTTGCCGCTACGGTGGCCATATAGCGGCTTCTCTGGCGTCAGTGCCAGAACTTCGCGTAGTGGTATTTCTGCTTCGCACCACTTGAATATCAGCGTCCCATGTGGTTTCAGAACGCGAAAGCACTCCGCAAACCCATCGCGCAGCATGTCGCGCCAGTTATCTGGTAATAAACCAAAGTCGAAAGCAATCCTCCCTGTTGCGCCTGCACCCTTGTGGAAGTGCGGAGGATCGAATACCACATGCCAAAACGTGTTGTCTGGAATGTTCATCGCCGTGAAATCCTGCAAAACATCGGGCGCAACAACTTTTGGTGTGCGGCCTATTGTCCCAGGCGTGCCAACGTCAATAATCCGCGTTCCTTGGCGCTTGTCAGCAAAAAGCACTCTCTCGTCACGCTTATCGAACCAAAACATCCGCGTCCCACAGCATGCGTCTAGCACTGGCGGTAATTTTTGCAAATCCAACCTAACAAATCACTCAAGCGGACTGGCCTTCGGCCAGCCGAGTTAACTCTGCGTTAGGTGTCACCCCTAAGCGGCGCTTAACCATCTCGATTCCTTCATCAACCAGCCGCAAAGTTTCTTTCTGCTCGTCGGTGAAATCGTACTCATGCTCAATCTTTCCGTCAGGGTTAATCGTCGTCTTCGGCAACGTCACGCAATAGACCCGGTACTTCATGTCGAGGTAGGGCTTTATCGCGTTTATGTACTCGCGCTGAATCGCTATGCCGTCGCGCACCCCTAACCCGGCAGTCGAGCGGGACTGCGGAACATGCAGGGTCTTGTTTTCTGAGTCAGTCATCGCCGCAGCCCCTCACTTTTACGTTAGGCACCAATGCCGCCTGCCTCTCGCGCTCTACATTCACGGCGGTCTGCGCGATTCCGAGCGGGTAGTAGGCCCACGCCACAATGCTGTCGCTGTACCAGTCAAGCACTTCCCCATCCTCGTCTTTCAGGTCGAACTGGAAGTCGAGAAAATCGGTTTGGTCGCCGGACATGTATTCATCAAAAGCCGGCTCTTCGTCGTACTCGTCGCCCGGCCCTTGTTGCTGAACGTAGGCCGTCATCACCACCGTGTAGGGTTCAAACGTCCTGCCGCAATCCTCTGAGCGTGAGCCTGCCACCATCAGCAGCAGCTTCATGTCGAACGGCGGCGGGTTCACGCCAGGGTTAAACCAGCCGGTTTCGGTAGTGCCAATCAGTTGTGATGCCATGCCTTTCTCCTTGTGTTTGTTGCCTAACCCGGCGCTCAAGAGGGACCGTCCGCAAGCGGCCGGCCCCTTAGCTCTGCGTTATGCATCACCAATGCGACCAATGCGTCGCTCCAGATTTCCGCGCGCCGTTCCGTCGCCTGCCGCAGCATCCGCTAGTTCTTCCGCCGCAGTCTCAGGGTGCTCCAACACCCACGCAAGAATCTCGGAGTCCTTGCGCATGTCTTCTGGGTCAAACCCAAATGCACGGATGCACACATTTCTAGCGAGCGTTTTCCGCTGATCTACAGAGAGTCCCATTTTTTCAATCCAGTTTCTGCGCCACCATGGCGCTGCATAACCCTTCGTCCGAGCGGATCGCCTACGGCGCCCGCTCAACTCAGACGTTAGGCCCCTTTTTAGGCGTCTACTTGGCGTTAGGCGCCTCGCTGTGTTCGAGTCTCTTTGCAGCTGCGACCAGCGTTTGGCGATCCACTATGCTGATGTTCTCGTTAAGCCAGTACAGGTCGCCCGTGAGAAATTCGACCAAGCAATTGATGATGTTCTTCGCCTGCTTCGGGTTGTTTGTCCATTCGTCCAGCAGGTCAGATACCTGCGCCCTGTGATTCGCTTTATTCATACCTTCATCCTTTCAAAAGTCGGCGCTGGTAGTACGGCACCTAACACGTCGCTCAACTCGGACTGGCGCAAAATACCGCGCCAGCCGGTTAGCTAGGCGTTGGGGGGCTCGAATGGTGCGTCGATCTTCTCGCCACAGAACGGGCAGTAGTTGAAGGCCATCCCCTTCTCCGTGAAGTCTCCGCTCTTGGTGCCGAAGAATCGCCGCGTCGGCCCCGGCTTCGTCCGGCTGAAATACTCCCAGCACCAAATGCCCTTCTGCTTTCCCCTTGGGTTCCCAAATTCAGCCGCTTCGCTCAGCGTGTCGCACGGCTCAACAAACTTCCCGTCTTTCACTTGGCATTTCTTCTTATCCATCATCAATCCTTTCCAAAAGTCGGCGCTGGCGGTACGGCAACCCCCAACCCGTCAGTCGAGCCGACCTGCGCCAAAAGCGGCGCAGATCGGCTCACTTCTGCGTTGTGCGTCAGTCCGTGCATCTGTTCAATTTTCCGAACAAGAACTTCTACGTCATCGTCTGTCACGCCTTCCGGTGCGTAGGTTGCAACCATCTTCACTTCGGCCATCGTCAGAGGGGTACGCCATTCTTTTTGAGCGGCTTCCCAGCTGCTTCGCCAGATCACCCTGCAAACATCCTCGTTGCTGAGTTGATGCCGTTGCATCGAGTACCAGTCGTCAAATGCAGCATCGCAGTCCATGCCGCACAACCCGGCAGTCGAGCGGGACTGCGGAATAGGCGGAGTTTTGTTTTCTGATTTATTCATCGCCGCAGCCCCTCACTTCTCACGTTAGCCATACATGTACCGCCGCACGATGATTCCGCTTGACGCATCTCGCCGATCAGCGAACTTGACGCGATCACGCTCCCATACTCCTGCTGCGATCATCAACCGCGTAAGCGCCATACTCTCACCAATCTGCCGCATCATTTCCGCTGAAATATCGCTGTCGATCAACGCGTCTCCGCCGGCCCGTACAGCCATATCGCCGCGAATGCTGTCAGGGACAATAAGCGCTACTGACGGAACGCGAACCGCCATTAGCGATTCCGCTTTCACTACAAACGGTGCCACTCCTGTCGTCAAGATCGCCCCGAGAAAACCACGCCTGCTGATATTCATCATTTCCCCTTTCGGTATGGCTAACCCTGCGTTCCAGCGGAGGCTGCGCCATGAAGCGGCGCACCCCCGCTGAACTCCACGTTATGCGCCAAGCAAGCGCTCCCTGTTCGCTGGCCGCAGCAGGTCCATGGCCTCCATGATCTTTCGGCAGGCGTACTGCGCCGGAACCGCCTCGGCCTCTTCTTCCTCGTCCTCGAAATCGTCAATGTCGCTATCGGCAGTTGCCTCCAGCGCGTCGAATGCTTGCTGCAACAGGAGCAACGGCTTGGCGTTGTTGGTGTCGGTGTTCATGTTCTTCCTTTCAAAAATGCCGCATAACACGGCGGTCAAGCGGAGCGCCCTGACGGTCGCCCGCTTACCTGAGCGTTAGGCCGCTCGGCCAGCATCAGTGCTGCCCGTAGCTGCCACCCCAAAAACTCGAAATTACCCATACCGTCGTATCACATCTCTTGCAAATTCAAGCAAGTCTTCTGTTCTACAGCCCTTTGGCTGCCAACTTACCCACAGTTCCAGGTTTTCTATACGGTTGTCGGTTTTGATTCCGTTTTTGTGATGAACACTTTCATCGGATGCCAACTTCCTTCCAAGATGACGTTCCATGACCAATCGGTGTTGCAATCGCCCTTGGCGTTCTTTGTCCACGTATTCGTAGATATACCCATTCGTATTGATGTAGGGGGTGCGATCACGTGGCGGCAACTTATCGGAAGTTCCGTTGCGCTTAAATCTTTTCCAGTGTGTTCCGCACATTCCATTGCTGGCGACATGCCCATCACAGCCTTCTACTTTGCATTTCGTTCTCATTCATGGAGCTTACGATAAATTCCATCAATTTACAACCTATATATTCGGTATAGGCTGGCGGTATCGCCTGTGCCATTTCGTTTCTATTCATCCAATCAATTCCCATTGCCGTCTTTGCGTATTCCACACCTGAGAAGTTGCCAACCACATGGATAAACTCCCCCTCCCTCGGAGGTCTCCCCATCTTCGCCTGCGGTGCGCCATGCTTCGGGTGCGGAGGAATCGTTACCGGAAAGCTGGTTTCAAAAAGCCTGTGCCGGTAGGTGCGTAGCCCAAACATCGCGCCGCACAATTCCACAGGGTCTATGAGCGGCGATCCCGGCACGTTCTCAATCACCCACGGCAGGCCAATCTGTTGCAGCGCCATCCGCGTCGGCGGTATTAGCTCCGGGTGGTCGTTGCTCTGTATCTTCCGTGTCTCGCTGTACGCTTGGCATGGCGGGCTGGCGTGTATCGCGTCGAACCTGTGCCCGTGCTCGCGCAGAAAGCTTAGCGCGTCGGCCTGATGGAACTCGAACGGGTAGCGCGGCTGCGGGTTTATGTCCACGCCGACCACCTCAAAACCCGCCCGTGCGTAGCCCATCCCTGCCCCGCCAGCGCAGCAAAACAAATCCAGCAGTCTCGGTTTCTTCATCTGGTGACTCCCCGAGAAACCCCGTCCTTTAGGGCGGGGAGCAGTCAACGTCTCTTTCCGTTGCAGTCGCTGCCTAACCCGTCATTCCAGCCGACCGCCTTCGGCGTCGGCTGAATTCAGGCGTTAGCTCCCATGTCAGTAGTCCTCGTAAGGGCCGGGCGGCGCGTCTTCGCAGTCCTCCGAATCGCATCGCGTGCATTTCCAGTGCGAGCAATCGGCGGTCCCATTCACCACTTCGGGGTCTCCATACCAATCGTTCACCCACTTCCAGTCGTGGTCAATCAGGCTCTTGTCCTGCATTTCTTCCTGTGCGCTCGCAAGGTCTTTGTTGGCGTTTGTGGCGCAGCAGCCTGGGCATTGCCGCGCTTCCATCGGGTATGCCGTGTTGCAGTTCCAGCATAGCGTTGTGGGCGCTAACCCGGCGCTTAACTCGGACGCTGCGCCCATGCCTTCGGTGTTTTTCGGTTGTGTCTCAGTGTTCATCGCAGTCAATCCTTTTCTTGTGGCGCAGCGCCGGTTAGCTCTACGTTGGGCGTCAGATCGCAGCATGTCGCTACTGCCACCGTTCGCCCCTTATGTACATGCCGCCCGGCTAGTTCGTCTGCGCTCGGAAGGCCGTTGGCGACCGCTGCGGCTTCGCATCGCTCGCACAGAATTCGACCTTCCGGCGGAGCGGCCAAAAATGTTAGGTTCTTTCCTCCCGACGAAATGTGCATGCCGCACCAAAAGCCAACACCCACATGCGGTCCGGTGCGGTGAATGTTGTAGGTTGAGCCGGTGCGCGGCCTGTGAATCAGTGTGCCGCGTGAGTTCTCGACAAACGGCGCGCAGCTTGACCACGGGAATTCATTTTTGTGTACCTTCTTCGGTCGTTCGAGTGCGTACTTGGCGATTACTGTGCTCACAATTCTCCCTCCATCCGTTGCCGCCCAACCCTCCGGTCGAGCCGACGGTTTGAATATCGGCGCGGTTTCTGAAACACCGAGCGCCGCGCCTCACCTACACGTTAGAGCGCATGGTCATGGGTGCCTTTGTTTCCTCTACTCGAACGTTGCGCACCGTTCGGCAGGTTTCCGCCCTTGTCCCGCTCACAGGTGGCTGGATGCCACAACCGGGACATCCAATCCCGTCTGCTGCGCTGAGAGGTACTTCGTACTCAGCACCCATGGCAATGCGCTCTTTCTCCGATCAGCCGCGCTCTAACCCGGCAGTCCACTCGGACTCGCCGATAAGGCCGGCGAGCCGGTGACTTTTGCGTTAGGTTGCACCAAGCACGTTCCGCAGCCGGTAACAGGTCAAGTAGTCTCGGTCTTTGCATCGTCTCTCCGTGGCCTGCTCACTTCAGCGTATGCCGGCGCACCGTGACGCCTGGGCGCTGCTCGATGAGGGTTCCGATGCTTGGCTGATGTCCGTCGGTGATGAAGCCGGTGCCGTCGCCGCCGGTGACCTTCATGTGCTCGATCTCGACCTTGGCGCTGTTGATGATGACTTGCGCCACATCGGACACGGCGCGAGCGCGGTCGACGTCCATCGGGTTCTTTGTGTCAGTCAGGCCGCGCAGCGCGGAAAACAGGTGCTCGCGCAGTTCAATGATGGTCTCGGTGCTCATCGGATTCCTTTTCCTTTTTTAGTCGGTTGTTGATCTTGCGTACCAGTGCGCCGCGCAGCTGGATGATTTCGCCGACTTCCTTCGGGTAGTTGTTGTGGTAACTGTTGCGGCGCATGAGTTCCTGGCGCGTCACCAGCTCCAGGTTGTCGAGGTCGAAATTGCGCTTGTTTCCATCCTTGAAGACCAGGGCGTGCCCGGGCGGGATGGTGCGCCCGGCGTCGAGCCAGATGATGCGATGCACGGCGACGTAGTCGCGGCGGGTGCAGCCGGTGTCGGTGATCTTACGCTCCAGGTAGCCTTCGGCGCTGACGCGCTCGGTGCCGATCGGGAGCCAGGTGTGGGGACGTTGGCCTTTGGTGAAGCGCGTTTGCTGGCCGCGCACGCCATCGAGCCGGCCTGCGTCGCGCGTGGCGTAGAAGAGCGCGGACTTCTTCAGGCCCATCTTGTGGGCCTTGTAGTAGACCTGCTTTGTGTCGATGCCGAGCTGCGCGGCGATTTCCGCGCTGGGCAGGTCGGGATAGAGCTGGCGCAGGGTGGCGGTCTGCTGTGCCGTCCAGCGGTGATTGTTGGTTCGCTTGCTCATGCCGCGACCCTTTCCCGCACGAAGCCGCGCGCCTTGTCGAGCGCGAGATTCGCCGAGCGGAACAGTTCGCCGGACTGGCGCATCCAGAAATCGCGCGAGACGTCGACCAGCGCTTGCAGTGCTTTCAGTTCCTCGCCCGTCGCGCCCATGCGCTCCTTTTTGAGATAGCGGTCCTTGATGTTGAGCAGCGCCACACCGGCCAGTTCGCAGACGGCTTGCACGCCGGCGTCGCGCTTTTCGTGCGCGGCGAGCAGCAGCAGATCCCGGCAGTCGGCGAGGATGTTGAACTGGCCCTTGTCGGCGGAGCCGTTGCGGAACAGCAGGACGGCCATGAGCTCGGTGGCCTCGACTTCGGGGGAGGTCGTCAGGGCGACCATGGTCGGGCAGCGGGCCGGGCGGGGGATGCGCTTTTTCATCGGTCGGCCGCTTCGCTGGCTTTCGGGTAGTCGTCGCCGGTCATGGCTTCGGGGGCGTCGTCGCTATCGACCATGCTGGATAGCTCCGTGGCGATCAGGGTGCCGAGCAGGCTGATGGCGAGGACGAGGAAGGCGGTGATGGCGAGGCTCACGTCGGCGTTCCTTCCTGTCTGCGCCCGCCTTCGCTGGCGGCGGTGATCAGCGGCAGCGCGTTGGCGACGGATTGCCGGGCGGCGGCGAGCGCTTCGCCAATGAAAATGCAGGCGTTCGTTCCATCGATCTTCTCTGTCACGATCACTTCGCGCGTCAACCGCGACATCTTCGGGAAGGCTTCAAATTCCATTGCGTTCATGCCGCCTCGGCGAACGTCATCCGACGGTGAATGGCGCGGACGCGCTCGACATCGCCTTTGCAATACTCAACAACATCAGCAATACGTCCTGTCCGCACATAATCCCACACCTTACTGCCGTCGATGTCGTCGCCAATTTCGCTCCCCTTTTTGGCAATACCGAAAGCACCGCACAGCTTATCTAGGCTCACGCGGTTTCCGACGCCGGCCCAGGCGGTCATCGTGTCGAATACGGAGTCATCCCACGGGCGCGCGTTGAAGGGAATGATCGACGGCGGAATCACGCCGTTCAGCACCGCCCGCTGGAAGATGAAGCGCAGATCGAAGGCCACGATGTTGTGACCGATGAACGTGGGCCGAGTCATGCGTGCCGGATCGTGTGCGGCGCGCAGCGCGTCGAACAGGTCAAGCAGTATGTCACGCTCAGCGGTTGCCCACTCGTCGCGGTAGAATGCGACCGGGGGCGCGTCGTCAACGGCGATGGAGGCAACGACGATCTGCCCGTAAGCGCCGTCGAGTGCCGTCTTACGCCACTTCTCATCAGCCGCCGAGTCGATCTCGGCATGTTTCGCCGCGATGTACTCGGCAATCTTGGTCTCGTCCTTGTAGTTCGATGGCGCGCGCACGTCGGCTTTCTCCAATGCAGCGGAAGCGGACAGCGCATCGCGTACCGTCTGCGATTGGCCGGGAATAGTCTCGATGTCCAGGTAGATATTCATGGTTGTCTAATCCTTTGTTAATTGGTGCGTTTCTTTGTGATGCTTCGGGCAAAGCCATGTCACGTCAAGCGGTCTGTCATAGTCGGGGTGATGGGCATGCGCTTTTTTTCCACAAATAAAACAAGGATGCTTTTTTACTTTTCCATCTCTAATGGCATTGTTGAGAATATGGTGTGCCGCTCGCCTGTTTGGATGTTTAATCCCCCATGAAGTACATGTTTTTTTACGGGCCGCTTTCCCATTGTCCGTCTGTATATACTCTGCTCTTGCTTGTACTCTATGGGGTAGGTTCGCTCTTTTCTTATCGTATTCACGGTAATACTCTGGATGACGATCTCTTGCTGCCTTTGTGTTTTCCTTCTGGCAATCCTTGCACTTTCCAAGATGACCGTCAGCCATAGCCGGATGTTTATAAAACTCAGAAATCTGTTTTGTTTGCTTGCACCACCGACAGAACTTTTCCATATCTTGCCCTCCATAGTGACAATGGTTGCCCCATTGTATCACAAAGGGTATTCATATTAAAAAGGAATGGGATGTCGTCAGCGAAATCGTCAACCGACTCAGGTTGCTGCGGCTGGTAGCCTTGTGCCTTGGCCGCTTGATGTGCCGCTTGCTCTCTGTTTTCTGGCTTCCCGCCGAGCAAGGACAAGTCGCTTACTCGCAACTCAGGCGAGAGGCGCTTTGCCCCTTCCTTGTCTGTCCATTCGTTCATGCTGAACTCGCCGGACACGCCGACCAGTGAACCCTTTTTCAGATAGGGGAGAACAGAATCTCCGCGCTTTCCGAACATCGTACAGTTCACCCAAGATGTTTTCTTCTTGTCGCCATAGCCGGAAGATGCCGGGACGGAAAACGAAACCACGCTGTCGCCGCCAGGGGTGAATCGTTGTACCGCGTCTTTGCCGAGGTTGCCAGTCAGAATTAGAACGTTCATGCTGCTTTCCTTTTTTCTTCGAGTTTCTTGATGATGGGGAAATACGCGGATTGCGGCGCATCTTCCAGCTTTTCGACCTTGGCGAATGCGCAGATCGTTTGCATCTTCACCCCGACCGCATCCGCAAGCGCGGTGATATTGGCGATTTGTTCAGCGGCCAGCAGTTCAGGAGGCGCTTGCCTTGGTTGCGGAATCGCCGCCTTGCTCGCCGCCTGCCCGTCGTCATCTTCCTGGGCGATTCCGCACGCAGCCATCAGGCTGTAGCGACGGCAGTAGGACAGCGCAGAGCCGTAACCTTGAGGATCTTGCTTGCTGGCAGGGACGTGGAGCTTTCCGCAGCGAAGCGACTCGCCGGATTCGTGGATAAACACCGTCTCTACGGTGACGCCCGTTGAATCCTCGAAGGTTTCCTGAATCAGAGCGATGCCGTGTTTCAGAAGGGCGCTATCAACCGCCTCCAGACACGCAGACAAGTCTGCGTATTTCGTCCTGAATGCCGGGTTGGCTTTGTTTTTCAGGGCGGGGCCAAATTCCGCTTTTGCCTTGATAAATGCTGCTGCGATTTGCTTCATTGTTGTTCTCCCGTCGTTCACAAAATTCTTCCCACTGCCCTTGCTGCTGCCAATACTGCATTCCCCCGTCGTCCATGGTTATCTCGCCAGCAGGTCCGGTGCCGACAGCAGCAGCGCTAAGGCAATTACCTGCAACCACTCGCCAGCAGTCGGCCAGTCCGGATGCCGCAGCTCGCGTGCGACAGCAGAAAGAATTCGGCTCATTCCCGCTCGTCCTCGTGGAAATCCGCCGATCCGTCGTCATCCATCAGCGGTTCTTTGCGCTCCCATTCGCGCAGGGCTTCGTCTCTAGCCTGCTCTTTCAACAGACGCTCTAGCGCGTTGACTCCGTACCAGCATTTCCCTGATTGGGCGATGGCGTCGCGGATCACAATTCCAAGCAACAGGTCATAGCGCGTCGGGATGTTCCCTAGGAATTGCAGGATCATGCTCGGGTTTTGCATCATATCTTCGACACGATTTTCGACGAACGTTTCGCGCGCCTTGGACAGATAGGCATCGCGCTTTTCAAGGGCGTCGATATGGCGCTCGTGGCGATTTAGGTCAATCGAAACAGCACATGGGAAGCTCATGTCAATCTCCTGAATTGGTGCCAGTCTCATAAGCCAGACGACGGGCGGCTGGTGGAATTTGTCGAACATCCAAGTCGGCCCGTATAGCGGATCGGGCGGCGCTTCACTGCTAGCAGACGATTCCGCCGTCTGCGAGGGCATTTGATTCGGTCACGCCACAAGGAACGACGACGCCCGAACTGCCGGTGTTTTCGCTATCGCCGCCACTATCCGGCTTGGCGGTTGCTTCAACGACCCCGCTTGCTGGCTACTTGCGACCTTGGCCGACTGTTCGCCTGCTCATCACCGGATTGCTAGTCCTTTGCTCCCGTTTCAGCGCGCCAATCCTTCGGCGGGAGTGATGCTGCGGTATGGATAGAACTATACGCGAACGAATATAAATGTCAAGCAGGGCGCGTATATATTTGCCCTGCTTCGCACAGGCGACGACATTCGCTGATCCAGAAATTCCGCGATATTCAAGTCAAGCAAACAGTCGTGCACCATTGTATTGACAGGCCATTCGTTCGCGTATATGATCTAGGTTATGGATACGGCAAAACAAATCACAATAGAAATTTCAAAGCACGGACTGTCGGATGCGGAGATAGCCGAGAGGGTTGGAATCGTATGCTCGCAGCCAACAATCTGGCGAATTCGCAACGGAGAAACAAAGGCTTGCAGGTCTGACCTCTACATTGAGTTGATGAAACTGCGAGCTTCTCTGAAAAAAACCAAGACCAAGAAAGCCGCCTGAATTGACCATGTAGCACCACTTGGGCTTCCCGAATGAACAACTACTCACAGCACCCGCTTTCTGCCGCCTTCCCGTCGATGTCCGATGATGATTTTCGCGGACTCGTTGAGGACATCCGCGCACATGGTCAGCGCGACGTTGCCACGCTGGCTGATGGAATGATTATTGACGGCTGGCACCGCTATCAAGCCTGTATGCAACTTGGTATTCCGTGCCGGCTGGAAGAATTCTCCGGGGATGATGCCGTCGCCTTCGTCCGGTCGAAGAACCAGCATCGACGCCACTACATGAAGTCGCAACAGGCGGCGATTGAAGTGTCGTTGTCCGTGTGGGCTGAATCTCATCGCCCGAATAAGGTGGCACCGGGTGCCGCCTTATCGTCGGGCGGAAAGGTGGCACCGGGTGCCGCCTTTTCAACAAACAAGGAAATGGCGGATCGTGCCGGAACTGGCGAAAGAACCATTAGGCAAGCCAAACGCGCACACGAGGCTGGTCTCGGTGATTTTGTACGCGACGGGAAGATTAGTGCAAAACAAGCCGCCGAAATCGCAAATACTTCTCCGAATCTTGCCAAGCAGGTCGCACATGGCGAAATCAGCTTGCCGGCAGCGATCAAGCAAGTATCCGGCAAGCCGGAGAAAAAGACATTCGCCCCTGAACTCCCACCCGAAGTTGCCGATTGTTCGCCCGACGAGTATGAATTGCAGGAGGCACAGGGCGTTATCCGTGAACTGGTCGAGGAAAACGCTGCCCTTCGTGATCGTCTTGCCGTCGAGCAGATGGATTCATCCGACGAGGGAAAGCTGGAAGCGGCGCAGATCATCGAAGAATTGCGCACGAAAGTCCGCCATCTTGAGGATGAACTGCTGGCAGTGAAGTCCAGCCGCAACAATTTCCAGTTGGAAAATGCGCAGCTCAAGAAGCAGATCGCCCGCATGCAGCGTCAGGAGCAGCGCGCATCATGATCCAGCTTCGCCCGCATCAATCGCTCTCTATCGAAAGCCTGCGCGAAAGCATTCGCATTGGGCACGATAAGGTAATTCTGTCGGCCCCTACCGGGTTCGGCAAGAGCGTTGTTGCACTGGCCATGATTGACGCGGCAGAGCGCAAGGGCAGCAAGACCCTGTTCGTTTGCGACAGACGCGTACTAGTAGATCAGTTCTCGGCCCATCTTGAGCGCAACGGTATCGAGCATGGCGTGTTCATGGCCGGTCATTGGCGCTATCGGCCTGAGTCGCTGGTGCAGGTAGCGTCGATTCAGACGCTCGAAAAGATGGAGGCATGGCCGGCAACCGACCTGGTGATCGTGGATGAGATCCATGCGGTGATGCGCAAGTCGCTCAAGACGATGCTTGAGTCGCGCAAGGATATGTGCGTCATTGGCCTGACCGCAACACCATTTCACCCGGAACTCGGCAAGTATTTCAGCGCGATTACCAATGTTGTGACGATGGAACAGCTGGTCGAAGACAAGCATCTCGTTCCCTTCCGCGTCTTTGCCGCGACCGAAATCAACACGGATGGCGTAAAAGTCACTGCCGGCGAGTGGCAGAAGGACGAGTTGGAGTCGCGCAGCCTGCGAATCGTCGGTGATGTGGTTGCCGATTTCGTCCGCATTTCAAATCAGGTATGGGGTGGCCCGCGCAAAACGATTTGCTTTGCATCTGGCGTTGCCCACGGAGAGGAACTGGTCAATCGTTTCGCCGAAGTCGGCTTGAACTTCGTCCAGCTCTCCTATAAGGATGACGAGGAATATAAGCAAGAGGTAATAAAGGAATTCTCGAAGCCGGACACGTCGATTCACGGCTTGATTTCCGCCGACCTGCTGACGCGAGGGTTTGATGTAACGGATATTGAGCATGTCATCTTGGCGCGTCCGTTGCGGAAGTCATTCTCCACTCATGTCCAGATGGTAGGGAGGGGAGCGCGACCGCATGATGGCAAATCATTCTGCGTCCTCCAGGACAACTCCGGTAACTGGCTGCGATTCCTTGACTCGTGGGATGATGTGTACCACAACGGCACAAAGTCCCTCCGGTCGGACGAGGACACTAAGCCGCGCAAGGAACCGACACAGCGAGAGAAGGAAGCGGCCAAGTGTCCGAAGTGTGGCCATATCTGGCGCGGCAAGACGTGTGTGGTCTGCGGGCATACCCATCAGCGCACGGCAGAAATCGTGGAGGTTCCGGCTGAACTGGAAGAGCTTGGGAACGTGGCCAATCGAAAGCATGACCTGGCCTACAAATCCGCTTTCTATTCTGGCCTACTTGGATATTGCAAAGACAAGGGATACAAGCCCGGATGGGCTTACCACCAATACCATGAGAAGTTCGGCGTCTATCCGGCCAATTCCTTTGCGAAGGAGCCGACAAATCCAGGCGTGGAAGTCCTGAATTTCATCCGCTATCAAGCGATCCGTCGTGGCTTCCGCAGCGATGCCCGCTCGAACGGGGGGCGTCGGTGATGGACTTCGTTACGTTCGCCCGGGCTCACGGCATCCTGATTGATTACGCGCCGCCTGTTGGCGTGTGGGCAAGGTATCCGACCGAAGATCACCCGCGCAAGAAGAATGGCGCGGTCAAATACCTTGGCGACGTAGGATTCGTACAGAACCACGCGACCATGACCGAGCCGGCGACGTGGTTTCCCGAGACGAACAACGACATCCGTATCGACGCCCGCAAGGTGCAACTGGCGAAGCAGCGCGCATCCGATGAGCTGCGCCGGAATCGCCAGAACGCTGCGATGAAGGCGCGCGAAATCATCGGCAAGTCCATTCCTGAGACACATGCTTATCTGGATAGCAAGGGCTTTCCAGACGCGCAAATCCTCGTCTATCGGCCTGACGATAAAACCAACTATGCGGTGATCCCGATGTACGTCGGGCGCGAGCTGGTTGGTGTGCAACTGATCGACCGTGATGGGGTGAAGAAATTTTTGTTTGGCCAGCGGTGTGCGGGCGCGGAATTCGTCATCGGGTCTTCAGGAATTGATGTTTGGTGCGAAGGCTATGCGACGGCCCTGTCCGTTCAAGCCTGCCTCAAGCGCCGCTGCCGCATCCATGTGTGTTTTTCCGCGAGCAACCTGGCTTCTATAGCGCGCTCCGGCTTTGTCATTGCCGACAACGACGCGAGCAAGGCCGGCGAGAAAGCCGCAAAAAGCACCGGACTATCTTATTTCATGCCTCCCGTACTCGGGCAGGACTTCAACGATTACGAGCGCGACGTGGGCCGTTTCAAGGCGACCGTGGCACTTCTACAGACAATGAAAGGTATAGAAGGGTAGCAAGCTCCCGCTCCGAGCATAACGTCCTGGGCCTGTATGGGCTGACAGAGCAAGAAACACAGCGGCAGCGACCCGCTAAAAAATCCGTTACTACGGCCTTCGGTGCAATTCCAGGTTCGTAGCAGGTGCTGGCTGACCCACTGGGGCGCTCTACCTGGGGACTCGCGTAATGGGTAAGACAATAGCGCGGGAAAGAGCGAATGATTGCTGGAGATTCCCCCCGCCTCACGGCAGAAGAAAATTTCTTCTTGTGCGTGGGGGTAGGGGGGCTATTGGCTGGAGAAGTTTCCGCCACCGGTCCCGTACCGCAGTAAGGCATCGAAGCTGCGTCAAGCTAAACGAGAAAAGGAAAAGTAGAAGTGAAAGTCACCCGCACCATACTTGCTGATGTTCCAGCCCAACTTGCAGGTATCTGCAAGACCGCTGGCTACATCCGCGCCGACGTCTGGCGTCGGTATGGTGCGCTCGGTAATGTCGGCGTATCGGCATCGGCCGTGCGCACCGAGATTATTGAGAAGAAGATTTACGATAGTTTGCGCATCGACGGCACTATCCGCGCCGAGACAACCAAGGACATCGTCAACGACATCTTGACCTACAAGGCGGCGGCAAAGCTGAAGGTTCGTCAAGCTATCGCCAAGCGCACTACCGACGAGAACGAGCGCAAGCGGCTCTATACCCTGCTCAAGACTGACGAGTGGCTTTCCGACTCATTTCTGCACCGCCAGATGCGCAAGCATTTCCGTCACGGCAGGTCGGAGGTCGCCAACCAGTTCATCGTTCGTTCGGACAAGTATTCAACCGAAGTAGTCAATGGCAAGTTGGTCATCACGGTCAAGATAGCCAAGAAGTACGGCGACAACATCATGCTGACCACGACCACCAGTGGCAAGAATGTTGACCTGTCCGGCAGCAACCTGCGCATCATCGTCAAGGATGGTTTCACCGAGATTCACTACGCCACCGAGAAGGGGGTCGGTCGTGAATGCGGCGATCAGGTGTTGGGCATCGACAAGGGTTACACCGAAGCCTTCACCGACTCTGACGGCGATCACCACGGCCAGAACTTCGGTCGGGTAATGACCGAGTACAGCGACAAGGTTGCCGCTACCGGCAAGCATCGCAACAGGCTGCACGCGCTGGAAAAGAAGCACCGCGAAGCCGGGCGCATTGCCAAGGCTGACCGAATCAAGAAGAACAACTTGGGGTGTAAGAAGATCGACGCCCGTAAGGGAACAACCCAGAAGCGATTGCGTACCATCGCCTATCAGGCAGCACACTCGATAGTCGATAAGGCGAGGATAGTCGCTTCTGAAGATTTGACCGCTGTCATCGCATCAAAGCATAAATGGAAGCGGTTCAACCGAAGGATGAGTGCATGGGCTAAAGGCGTCCTCGCCGAGGCTCTGGACTCTGTATGTGAGCAGCGTGACGCCAGGCACATCTTGGTGAATGGGGCTTATACGTCGCAAATGGACTCGACCAACGGCTTGCTTGAAGGCAAGCGCGAAGGCGACAAGTTTTACCGTGCAAACGGGGACG